ACTACTTTTGATAAAAGTCTTCTCTACGGGCTTCTATGTGGCTCTCAGGGGTATTCTATAGACTTGTATTTGATTATTTTTTTTGATTTTTAATTTTTTTTGAATTTTTTTTTGAAATTTTTATTATTCCACCAAAATTTTGATAATATTTTAATACATTTTTTACATATCTCCAGTTTCTCCATTTTTCCCATGCTTGTTTTATACCATCTTTATTTTTATCTATCCATTTTGGAGAACCTTGATTATATGCACTTATTACTTTTTCTATATTATAATATTTTTTAATAAGATAACGAATATATAAAATTGAATATTTAACAGAATTTTTTAATAAAATAAGTTCTTCAGGGGAACCTTTAAATCCAAGCCATTTAGCTGTTCCAAAAAGAATTTGTCCTATCCCTAAACTTGAAAATGACAAATCATCTTTTACTTCTTTATGTGAAAGTATAGCAAGATAACTTGTATTTGTTTTAAGATGTTTTTCATATCTAATACAATAAGGACTCATTCTACTTTCTTGCATATAAATAGCTTTAACAAGAGCTTTTTCTATTTTTATTTTATCGGAATATTTTTTGATATATAAATCTATATAATAATCAATTTTTTCTTGAATAACATCATTTGTTTTTGAATTGCAAAATCCAAGCATAATCATAATTATTATTACTCCTTTCTTCAATCAACCCCCTCATATCATACCCTATATTATATTTCATTTATTTTCTTTTTTCAATTTTTCTTCATTATTTAATTTTTCACATATATACATTTCAATCTCCTTTATTTTTTTTTCTTTATCTTTACTATATCTTATAACTTTTCTAAATTTTTGTATCTCATCTAATAATCTTTTAAACATTTGCCTTTTTTATATTTTCAAGATATTTTTGTGGATAATGGTCTTTTACACCAATTACCCTTAAAAATGGTATCTTAAATAAAATATTACTTTTCCCAATATGTAATAATTTCTTAACATGTGGATACCCCATTATCCCTAATGGAACTTTCGTAATATAATCTTCACCATATACTATTCTTATACTATGTGGCACTCTCTTATTATAAGACCTTACAAAATATTTATTCCCTACTTTTGGACTTGCTATCGGTACTGAAAAAATATATTTGTCAGGATACCAGTAACTTAAATCTAAAGCACATAAAGTAGTTAAAGCACCACCTAAACTGTGTCCCGTTACTACTATTTTATTGTATTTTTCAGCCTCATTAAATATTACTTCTCTCGCTTGTTTGTATATAATAATAAATCCTTCATGTACTTTTACTTTAGGATTTATACCTTCATACGGTGTTACTTTTTTATATTTTATGTTATTAATTTTTTTTAAACTAAATCTAAAATTCTTAACCCAATCATCTAATTGATCCGTACCACGAAATATTATCCATAACGTATCATCTTCATATCCAAAAAAACCTTGACAATTCTTGAATGTAAATTCTTTTGTTTTTTCAAACACAGGTTTTACCTTACCATGTTCACCGCCATATGAATTAATACATGCTTGTATACATTTAATAAGAAATTTCTTCATTTCTTATTTTTTCTCCTTGCTTTAATTTTTTTCACAATACCAAATTTTAAATTTAAATACATACAAGTTATTATCGTTATACAAATAATAAGTAACCATACTACATAACCAGTTGCAACTATTTGCTTGTCACCTACCTTTACATTTAAACTATCCTTTTTTACTTCTATTGTATTCATTTTTACCTCCTATTTCCAACTTTTTGCCAATAAAATAGCCTGTAAGACCAATGTCCCTAACACTGCCGCTCTAACTAGCCATTTCCCTATATCATCTGGACGATCTTTCAAGGTAATAATTTCTTTTTGAATGTTCTCTAATTTCTCACGTACATAAAAATAAAGTTCTCTAACAGTTTTAGGTTCACCGTTCATAGCCTCATCCTTTTAATAATTTTAAATAGTTTTGCCTTTTAATTTTTTTATCATTTATTTTATCAATTGTAATTTGTGGTAAATTTGATTTCTGTGTAGAAGTTAGAACATCATATATATCTTCAACTACACGTGGTATTTTTTTGTCAGTTCGTAATAATTCACTATAAGCTTCTTTTATTTTTTTTTCATTTTCTAATTCAACTTCAGTTTTTTTAATTATTTCTTCATTTTCATATTTATATTTATAATTTAAGTTGTTATCAAATATATCTAATATTTCATGTTTATTATTCGTTTCTCCAATTTCTATATATCCAACTGTATTGCCTAATTGTGTATGTAATTTATAATCTATTATTTCATTTTTACTATTTATTTTAATTAATTTTTTATATTTCATTATAACCTCGCATCAAATTCTATATATGCACTAGCACTATTATTTGCTTGTAAATAATAACTATCTCCTTGTGTTACTGTAGTTGCAGCATGTGCAACCATACCAACTAATTTTTCATTACTTAAATTTGATCCTGCTGTAAGACTATCTATATTAACATTTGCTTGTCCAGTAAGCCTCAACGATGTTCCACCTGACCATCCGAAAGTAGGTGTAATTCTCATTTCAATTGGAAGATAAAAACTAAAAATAACATTTCCATTTGGATCTGCCACTATACCAGTTTCATAAACGAGATCATCATCTGGAGAACCCGCAGCATATCTTTGAAAATATCTTTTACATAGAGATAATTCTTGTTCATATGATCGTGGAATATATTGTTTAGGAATAGACCCTTTTGAAAGCATAATATTTTTTAAATAAAGAATATCACTTACACTTTCTTTATAAGGTATCCAAATTATTAAAGCTAAATTATTCATATTTGTTGTATCTATATTTATATTTTCTATACTTACAGTTGCCCATGTGCTATTTATAGATAAATCACTAGCAGTATTTTCAGCAACCCAATTTGAACTCCAACTTGGTAAAGTTCCCCATGTATTTACAACATCAGTAGTTATGCTATCAGCGGATCCAATCCAACTCAATACTGCCATCCTAATTGCAGATATCCCAGAACTTTTAACTTTTGCCATAACTCTTACAGTTTCATTTTTTAAATATTTAGCATGTTTATTTTCTATAAATTGTACTATACCACCTCTTTCTAAGGCATTATTAACTTCTAATTTTATTGCATTTTCTGTACTATCATAAGATACTTTTAAAACATTATTCCCACTACTTATTAAATTCCACATATCTAAAGTATATGTGTCATCATCATTTTTTATTTTAGAGCTAGAATTAAACTCGGTTATTTCATATTGATTTATTTCTCCACAAGGATTTAGAATAAAATTTTGATATAATGAACTTAACCCATCATTTAAAAATGCATCAAAATTTGATTGTATTTGATTTATTGTACTAGCTTTTATTATTTCACCGGTATTAGCCGAAACAGTTCCATAACTCATTTTTATCTCCTTATTCTAGATCTATTCCTAAAATATTAAGCGGGAAAATATTATTTAATAAATCAGAATTAATATCATTATAACTTGCTTGATCAATTACTCCATTTTGTCCTGCTTTTGCTCCACCTCCTCCAGCATTTCCTCCATAAACAGTAATTACTGCACCTGAAGTAATTGTTTTATATCTTAAAATTACTAATCCACCACCACCACCACCACCATTTGATATACCACCATCTCCACCATCACATTTTATAAATCCTCCTAATCTCATATGTTTTTTTGCTATCATTATCAACGTTCCTCCTGCACCACCACCATTTGATGTACCACCAACTTCTACACCATCAACTCCTTTTAAATTTATATCTCCCAAACTTGTTATATTATATCCATATATAAGTATAAATGGTTTTCTTTCTTTTTGTTCATTTGTAACACTTCCACCTTTACCCGGTTTCCCAGATGCTAAATTTATTGCATTTCTATAAGTAGCATTAGTATCAAATCCTTTTTGACCACCTGCTCCTCCATAAGTTCCACCTCCATCTCCGCCAGATGCTACAAAAGAAGCACCTCCTCCACCTCCACTTAAACTACCACCATCTGTACCATCTTCACAAGAATTTTCTATATCATGTGGAGAAACTGTTGTCATTGAAAAATTATTATAATAATAATTCCCTAAACATTCTATTATTATATTTTTTGCTTGTAAATTTGCAAATCCAGTTGTACTTGTACAATCTATAGTTATATTATTATTTATTACTAAATTATTAAAAACATATCTACCTTGATTCAATGTTGTAGCTGTAGCAATAAAATAATCAGAATAATCATTACTTGGTAAAACATTAAATATATTTGCATCTTTAATTAATCCAGATGTTCCAGCTGTAAGATAAATTGCTGCTAATTGCTCTTGTGTTGTTGCAATACTTGGCCATGCTGGATCATTACTAGTTGCAGTAGGTGTCCCTGCTACAATACTAACAGAATTATCTGTATTTACAACTACAAGATCTAATCTATGTTGTCCGGAAGATGGATTTGACAATGTTGCACTTGTAGCACTATTCCAACTTACACCTATTCCATTTATTATCCCAGATCCAGCTAAAACTCTAACTTTCATACTAGCTGGAGAAGTAGCAGTACAATAACTATAACTTTCAAAATCATTTTCTCTAACTTTTCTAATATGAATATTATCACTTAAATTAGAAAAATTATCTCTCGCCGAAGTTACTTCACTTGCTGTGCTTGATATACTTGCATATACTTCAGATCGTAAAGCATTAAAATTATTTTCTATATCAATAAAATTTTCTCGAATAGGTTTACTTCTTAAATTCGATTGATATGTTATTCTATTTAAATTTAAATCTTGACTCATTATACACTCCTAAATGCTAATTCTTTTGTATTAGAATAATCACTTGCATCACTAGTTGCATTTATAGGTAAATCTTGATCAAATACAAATCCTTTATCATATTTAAGATCATTTATTCCACTTATTAATCCATTTCTATCCCAAACAAAATTTCCTAAATTAAACCCTCTGTCTTTTAGAACTAATTTTTGTTTTAAAGCAGGATTTGTCCACAATTCTACAATAGATACTAATCCATAGATATCATCTGTATATGTATATTTATCAAAAACCATTAAATTATCTTGTAATTCAATTAAAGGATTTATATTCATAATAAGTTCTATTCTTTTTTCAGGATTTGCATTTTTATTAATTATATATTTTGCAAATTCTTTCGCTTTTGTAGAATCCATCATAGGATTTACTAATTTCCATGTACTACCATGTTTATTTTTTATATTATCACTATTACCAAATTCTTCAAATATTTCATCTGATAAAGTATTTTTTAAAGCACATCCAAAAATTTTAATATTATAATTTACACCTGAATTCATAGTAAATGTAATTCCTGTATTTCCTCGATCATATTCTGAAATAATAGCATTTAGATCATCTTCATATCTAACATATAATGCAGTTGCATAAGTAACATGTAAACTTGCACTTGCAGTCCCAGAAATTTCTTTAAGAGTACTTTCAGTATCTACGATTATATTTTTATTCATTATTGTTACACGTTGTAATTGTTTTAAAGAATCAAGCCCTTTTGAAATAGATTCAATATTATATTTATAATGAATAGTCCAATCGGCTTCAATATCTGTTGTCAATTTTTTTAATTCAGGATTACCATCTTCATTAAATCTAAATACCCAATCATCATCCCCAGCATTTAAACAATCCATAGTATAATTTAACGCTTTCCAACCACTTATATTATTTAAATTTTCTGCTAATGTAGAATTAACAGTAATTGTTGTTGATGTTACATCCCATGTTGAAGTATCATAAGGAATATTACATCTATCTAATATTTTTGTTATAACATTTGCTACATTAATACTATTTAATTGAGGTAAATTTATTTCTGTCTCTAAAGCTCTTCTTAAATAATCTCTACCTGTAATTTCTATTTTTGTATCTCTAAAAACAGGATCATCTATAATAAATACTCCTTGCTTAAAAAGATATTGAGTATAAGATCCAGCAGTAGAATATACACTACTACCATATATTGCACTACCATATCTAGCAATATTTGAATCTATACTAAAACTTTCATATCCAGACCAACATCTTATTAAAAGATTTTTTTTTAAAATATTAGCTTTAGAATTACCACTACCGGTAGAATAAACTTGATAAAAATTATTTAATGTTAGTTTTAATTTTTTTGAAGGTGGTAAAAAAGAATAATCTAAATATCTTCTATTTTCTATACTTAATTCTATTTGTCTCTTTTCTATATCATTATCAAATTCTTTCCATGTACTTTGTGTATCAGAATAATATTCTGTTTTTATTATAGGTTTACTTACGGCCCCACCTGCATAATCATATTGTATAAGTTCACTTATCGTATTAGTGAGATCTGTTTTCAAATTACCTCCGTTAATTCTATACTTATTTCATGCACTTCATCCGGCAATTCCTGAAGTATTTTTATATCTTCAATTACAAATATTCCACTATTAGAATATCTAAGAGGTATATTTCTATCAAATGTACATACTACATCATCAGCATAAGTCAGCATAGGATATAAATTGTTTTCTATCCTAACTTTTGAATCAACTAATGTTACTACAGCTTTTATTCTTTTTTCTCCTATTTGTACTTTTCTTAAAAATCCTTGAGTATCACTTTTAACATTATTATTTTCTATTTCAAAAGTAACATTAACTGTCTTACATTCTTCACTTTCTAAAGAATTATAAGAATATACATTATCACTTGTTCTTATTATAAATTCTGCCATTATAAACTTAATCCTCTTTGTGATGTTCCAAATTGTTTAAAATAATCATTTAAAACTTCAACTACTTCTTCTCCTCTTTCAGTTTGTACATTAATTGTAACAGAAGGTAAAATTTTAGTATTATTAGTAATTTGATGATTTGGTATTATCGTACCAGACACATCAGGTTTAAAAATCTCTGGGCCTTTTTCTCCTACAATTGCAACTTCTCCAGCATTTAAACGACCACCTTCTGCTAATAATTTAACAGGATGACTTTCTATATATTTTACTGCTTCATTACCTAGAACTTTTACTGTTCCAGCAGCAGCTAATAAAGCAGCAGCACCACTTGCATGTTGTGGTCCTCCAACTGGTGGCGGTGTAAAAGATAAAGCTAATTCTGTTGCTGCCCATGCTGCTAATTGTCCAGCTAACATATCTATAAAACTTCTAATGATTGATACAAAAACAGTATGTGAACTAGAACTCATATCTTCTAATCCACCCATAAATCCTTTAACAAAAGTATCACTTATTTTTTTCTTAAATCCTTCAAATTTTTCATAATTTTTTACTCGTGTTCTTAATTCTCTTTCTTCTATTTTTGTTAATTCTTTTTCTGTTATTAAATTAAATTTTAATGCTTTTAATTTTAAATCTTTAATTTCTTTTAAATGATTTTTTTCTAATTGTTCTCTTAATTGTGTATATTCACTTGCATCTGTTACTATTGATTCTTGCATTTTTCTATGACTATCAACTACATTTGAATTCCCATTAATAATTTCATCTGTAACTTTATAATATTCTTGTATTACATTCTCACGCATTATTTTTGCATATGTATCAACTCCTTTCAAATTAGCTTTTAAATCTTTTATAACTAGTCCCCATTCACTTTTATTTGATTCTCTTAAAAACTGTAATGCTTGAGCTACAAATTTTATTTTCATTACCCATGTTTCAAATTTATTCGCAATTATTTTTAATCCAAAAGAGACATCTCTTACAAAAAAAGCAAACTTTGTAGATAATTTTTCAATTGCACTTCCACTTAAAAAGTTACTAAATTTATCAGTTACACTTAATAATACAGGTGCAAGTTTTTCTCCTAATGTTACTTTTAAATTATCAATACTAGATGAAAATTTTTGTAATCGTTCAGCATTTGTTAAAGTAACTTCTCCAGTATCATTTAATATTTTTTGTCCATCTTCTATTACTTTATTTAATATAAATTGTTTATCATATGCAGTATTAGCAGCTTCTGCTTCATCTGCCCATCCTTTTGTTATTATTCCTAAATTATCAAGGATCAATGGCGATTGTCTACCTATACCAGTTACTATATCATCAAATGCTTGTGTTGTATCTATTCCCATAGATCTAGCACGTACTCTTGCTATTTCTAATAATTTTGCCATTTGATCAAGATTTGTGGTAACTCCTAATGCCATTGCTCTATTGGCAGCAAGCACTAAATCTTTATTACTTATAGTACCATCACTTACTTCTCTTAATTTTCTAATTATTTCATCAGCACTTTTACCAAATTGTTTTTCCATTGCTATTGTAGCTTGTTCAAATTCTGTAAATTCACTTACAAAATCAAAAGCTTTTTTTATTGTTAATCCAGCTCCTGCAATTATAGCAGTTACTTTTAACCAATGTTTTTTTATTGCATCTTTTAAAGATGTAAACTTTTTTTGTGTTTTAGAAGTTTCATCTCTAGTTTTTTTAAGCTCTTTTTTTAGTTGATCATTTTCAAGACTTAATCTAATAATTAAATCTTTTATATCTGTAGCCATATTTATTCCTTTGATTTTGCTTTTATTATTTCTTCATCAATTTCTTCTTTATAAAGAGGTTCATTATAACGTTGTATATAAAGATTAACTTGTAAAGTTGTTAATTGTTTTATTTCATTCATACTAAATCCAATTTTTTTTAAAAACAATATTGTATCTCCTTTAGTTTGTACTAATTTGACTGGGGACTTCCAACGAGAAGCCACCCTTCGTACAAGTTTTTTTTTACGCCTTTTATATTATATAAATACATATAAATAAATATTTCACACCAATCATCTATTGTGAATTTCTTTTTCATCCATTTTATATTTTTCCAAATTTTATTTCTTTTTTTTAATTTATCTTTTTTCTTATCATATATATAAGCATATCCACATATTTTTTTTAATGCTTTAAAAGCAAATCTATTTATTCCAATTATAGTACGTATATTATTTCTCATTTCCTCTAAATCGCTTAATTTATCTGGTAATTTTGATTTTTCACAAATCATATAATAATATTTAAAAAATATTGCAAACCAATAAACTATTTTTTCCCATTCATAAAACCAATTTACTTGTCGTATTTCTATTATTTTATCATATTTCTTTATCTGTAAAGGTAATCCTAATAAAATATAATCATCTGTAGTTTCAACATTTTTTTCTATATTTTTAATATCCATAATAACCTCTTTAAATAAAAACATGTAGGGGGATAACCCCTACATATGCTCAACTATATCCGGGTGGAACATCTGCAGTTGGGCTTATATTAGAAGCCCAATAACTTTCATAATATAAATTCCCAGTAGCATTTGCACTAGGATTATAATATGCTTTTACTTTAATAGGTGTTACGACTTCAGATTCTCCTCCAAGAGTTTTTTCTCCATCTTGCATTAATTCTGCTTTTGGTACTGTAATAGCATAATATTCTTTTGAATCTAATTGTGCAACAAATCTTATTGCCCTATATTCTTGTGTAGCTTGATCCGTACCATAACTTAATTGTGTACCTGTGGACCCTAGATCTATTTTAGTTGCTTGTTTTAAGATAGCTTCTACATGTGGATTTTGATTTGATAACCCAAATGTAAATTCTGCTCCTATTCGAATAGTTTTCGTATAAGTTGGAACTCTTGGAATTTTATCTTCACGTGTATATTTTTCATTAATCGGAGTAAATCCTTTTTCTGGAGAAGTATATCCAATAATTTCCCAATCGGTACTAGCATATCCTCCAGTTGCAGATGTATTCATTATATATACAGTAAAATCATTAAGTAAAAAATTAGAAGTTATTTCACCAAGATTTGATAATTTACTTACTGCCATTTACTCACCTCCTTTTATTTTAATATTTAAACTAAATGTGTAACCTCCAGTAGATTCATCTATTCCAGAATATTTTGGTGGGCTATCTGGAATAAAATAAACCCCCTGATAAGGTTTTCTATTACTGCTTATATATTTTAGCACATTATAAGCAATATTTCTAGCTTTTTCATAATCATTATGTTTACATACTATTTGAATCCCATTTGAAAAATATCCACCTTCAGAATGTTTTGCTAATGCTAATATATCAGTATCATTATCATAAAATAATATAATACAATTAACTTTTGTTTTAGAATTTTCATTTATAAATACTCTTAATTTTTTAGAACCATCACTTATTTTAAAATTTAATAAAGTTTTTAATTTATCTATACTACTCATATTTTATACCATATTTTACTAATTATTGTTTTTAACCCATTTATAAATAAATCTTCAGTATCATCTATAGCTTTACTTATATATCCTATTTGCCCTTTTTTCTTTTTAAATCTTTTTTTACCTTTTAAATAATAACTTAACTCACCCGGAGCTTTTAATCTTATTCTTTTACCATTTCTTTCACCAATTTCTAACATTTTTGCATAAGGTACTTTTGCAACAATATAACTTTCTAATCCTTTTTTAGTTATTTTAGCTTTTATATTTTGTATACTTCTTACTAATCGTCCTATTGTCATTGGAGCATTTTCTCTTGCTTTCCCTTGTACTATTAAAGTATCTTCATCCCATTCTTTTAAAGCTAATTCTTGTATACCAAAATGCATACTATTTAAATTCTTAATAAAATCTTCTAATGTTTTACTACTCAATATCTTAATCCTTGCCATTCATATTTACCATAAATTTTTACTTGCCTATTAATCCATCCTTTTAAATAATTATATGCTTCTCTACCTATTATTTCAGCTTCAACTACAGTCCCATCTTCTGCTGTACGTTTACCGGTACGTTCTTTAATCCAAAGAGCTTGTTCACATGTTGCTTCTTTAACTTCATCAGGAATATATAAATTACCATCTGCATCAACATTTGATGTTCTAGGAAATTCTAAATTTTGATAAGTATCTTGTCCTTTTATACCTTGATAATATTTATTTTCATGGAATCTAAATGTTCTATCTATTTCTCTAGTAGCTTGAATAAGTAAATTTTCTTTAGCTGTTGTTGCTTCAGTATTAGTTGAATATTCACTTGATATATCTATCCATGCATCACTATTTTCTCGTGTATTAAAATATTCATTAGCTGATGCTACACTAATATAACTATTTGCTGTAGATGTTCCTATACTTGTATGTATTGCCATATTTTACCTCACATATTACTTATTAATATATATCCATTTGCTTTATACATATTAGTATTAAAATCTTGCATTTTTATTTTTTCATCCGGAGTTCCAGATGTTGTTGCTATTATAGCACCTTCTTTAGTTAAAGGTATATTAGTTTTAAAATTAAACATTATTGCATAATGATCAAAATTTGAAATATTATTATTTACAACTACTTTCCCATTTTGGGTTAAAGCAATATTTGTAACTTCATCCTGTATTGTTAAAAAATGATCTGCTGTGCCATTTAATTCTACTGCTAATTTTCCATCATTAACATAAGCATTAGTTATAAAATCTCCTATTCTAAAATTATCCGTTGCAGTTTGACAAGTTTGAATAATACCATTACTAATTTTTAAATTACTTCCCATGCTACCAAATTTACCACCACTTGAAGAAAGTATTAAATATTCATCTGCTCCTATAGAATAATTACCACAATGAGGACGTGCATTATTCCTATTACCATGATCATTTTCACTAATACTTACAGTAGTACCTCCATTCTCACAAACTCCACCTTTTTTACATTTCATAAAATTTGATAATGTATCATCTGTTGTTTCAACTTCATTTGAAGGTGTTATGCTAATTTGATTATTAGATCCACTTGCCCAATTTACATCACTTGCACTTGTATCTTGACTAGCATTATTATATCCATTAGCTCCAGATATTTCATAAAAATCATTTGTATTTCCAAAACAAAGATTATTTCTAACTGTTACTACTGCTAAACTACAATCAATCCCATTTAAATTACCATAACAAGTATTATTTTCTATAATACAATCAGTCGGTAAACTTCTTCCTTCAAATCCTCCACCATTTGCAGCATTCCAACAAACATTATTAAAAAATCTTAAAATAAAACTTGTATCAAAGACTTTAAAAGGACTTAAATAATTATTCCCTTTTAACATATTATCATAAACTTTAAAAGTAACAGTTGAATCTATTGTAAATAAATAAACTATTGCTGAAGTACCAGCTGACACTGTAGAATTAAAATTCATATACCTAAATATTACTGTACCAGTGCCGGTTATTGTATTAAAATAAAATTGTGATCCTACATAACTAAAAGTACTTTTATTTCCAGCTGTAGGATCTCCCCATGGTGGATTATCACTTGAAAAAGTAAGTGTATGTCCATTTAAATCTGTTGTAAAAACACATTGTGCAGAATCACTAACATCAGTTTTTTGTATAAATGTCAAATCTCCAGTAAGAGTTACATCTATATCATCTGCAACTGCTTTCCAATTTAAATAATCATATCCAGATCCAACATAATAAGTCCCACTTGATACTACATTATTATCTATTGCAGGTGAATTAAGAGTATCAGAAGATTTAAATATACTTATATCTAAATTCATTCCATCTATTATTTCAACTTTTACATCTTTTGCACGCAAATTTTCTTCTAATCCATTAATACCTAAAATAGTTTCTAACTCTGAAAAAGTTACTAATTTTTTACTTGCCCTATATGTGTCCGGGATAGTATTTTCATTTAATTCCGTTATATCCATATTAGGAGTAGCCCAATCTAAAATATCATTTTTCCATTCAATTGGTACTTTTATAATACAATAAACTTTTTTCATTCTATCACTTATTAAATTTTCTGGATTATCGTATTCATTTGGATCTATAAATTGCAATACAAACCCATCTTTTACACCAAGTTTATTTTGCTTATCTCCTACTTTTATTATTACATATCCAAAATTATACATAACTTTCCTCTTTTACTTTTTCTTTTAATTCAGTTAAAAGAATTTCTCTATGACTTTGTAATAATTTTTTAAATTCACTTTTTTTATAATCTTCTTGCCATTCTTTTGAACTACAAAAATGATTTATAGCTCTATGAAAACTTAATATTAATAAAGGATCATTTAATAATCCAAGTAACCATTGAATATTTATATTATTTTTTAAAGTCCATAAAGTTTTTCCATATATTGATGCTATTGTTTTCATTTGATCGCTTTCATGTTTTTCAAATACAAATAATTTTTTTGGTACATGTATAAATTCACCACCAGCTAAAATTAATCTTACAATCATATCACAATCTTGACTTCGAGGTAATCTTTCATCATAAAATCCTACTTTATCAAGATATTCTTTTTTAATTAATAAACATTGATGATCTAAATGTTGATACATCAAATAATTTTGTAAAGTAGGTAATTTAAAATTCCAAACTTTTTCAATATTCACTTTATAATTTTGTAATCCTGTTATTTCCCAATTACAAAAAACAACATCTTTATCATATTTTATTAGATCTTCAATAAAAGTTTTTTCATAATAATTATCCGAATCTAAAAAACATATTCTTTCCCCTTTTGCAACTTTTATTCCTTCATTTCTAGCTCTTGATGGTGTACGTTTAGAATAATCATCTCTCTCTAATTGTATTAATTTTATATCATAATTTTTATAAATTTCTCTAGTTTCAAAATCAGATCCATCATCTACAACTATTACTTCTTTATCTTGCCATGTTTGATTTATAGCTGATTCAATAGCTCTTTGTATTCTAATTTTATCATTATAATTTATTATTATTATACTTACCATATTTACCTCTTAAAACTAAAAATAGGATGTTTAAAAGCATGTATTAAACTATTTGGATATTTATTCTCATCTAATCTTTTAATTTTAAAATCTTTAAAAAGTTTAAAAAAACTTTCCCAAGACTTCCATTGCATATCTATATGTTCTCCATTTTTATTAAAATTATTTGGTATAGCAACAATTACTTCATTTGCAACATCTAAAGATTTATCTAAAAATTCACATGGATCTTTTATATGTTCTAAAAAATAAATTGCTATTAAATAATCATATTTATTACCAAAAATTTTATCAGATATTTTAAATTTTCCTTTTTTAATATTTTTATTTATATAATTAATAGCTGTTTCACTTATATCACATCCATATACTTTACAATTTTTTTCTTTTTCTAATTGAATATCAATAATCCCTAATCCACATGCATAATCAAAAACTTTACTATTTTTTTTAATATATTCTTTTATAATATTATACCCATATTGTCTTAAATCAAATCTATAATTACCGCCAACTGGTAAACTTTTAATTACATTTTCCCATTTTTTATTAAAATATTCTGCATTATACATAATTATTTACCTACTAAAATTTTTTCCATTTCTGGTAAAATATCTTTAATATTGTATTTTTGTATTATATAATTCCTAAATTCATTTCTATCTTCTTTTACAATTTCAAATTTCGGCATATCTTCAAAAATCCATTTCTCATCCCATATGTCTTTAGCTCCATTCCAATTATAAATATAAGGCTTACATCCACAAGCCATTGCCTCAGCTATATTATAACTAAAAGATTCTATTATACTCGTACTTAATACTATACTCATTTGATTCCAAAAATCATTAAGATCATCATACCATCCATGATAAATAACATTTTTAAACTTATGTCTTTTAAATTCAACTTCCCAAAATGGATCCTGCCAATCAATTCTTAAATGAAAATTCCAATCTGGATTTTCTTTTATAATTTTTAATAATAAATAAGGATTTTTTTTCTCATTCATTAATCCAGCATAACCTATATTTTTTTCATTTCTTTTTTTTGTTTTTATATAAAATTTTTCAATATCTACTCCATTATAAATTAATTTTCCATTACCATTCACATAATTTTTCATCATATTTTGAATATGTTTAGCAACAAAAACAACTTTACTTTTATCCCAACTTATTTTATTAAATAAATGTTTATTTAAATATGCTTCATATCCATGTATTCTTATAACTGTTTTCCCAGTTTGACTAGATAAAATAGCATTATCATCAGCCCATTCTTGCCATATATAATCAGCCCATAAAACTAATTTACTATCATATTGCTTTACTTTTACAACATTATAACCTTTATCTTTAAGATAATTCTCAAATTCTTTTGTAAAACTCCCTATTTTATCTATAATTAAAATATTTTTCTTATCTCCAGACCATTCTTTTATTGTATCTAACCAACTTTCATTTGGTAAATAAGAATAAGCTATTTTTAAATGCGTTATAGCTTTTTCTATTTCTCCAATTTCTTTATATACTCTTGCTATGTTTTGATGTGGTTGCCAGCTATTAACCGGACCATTACTAAACATTCTACTATTTTGTGGTTTTATACCAATACATGTTTTAAAATAAAATAAAGATTTTTTATAATCTTTTAATTTAAAATGTAAATCTCCAAGTATATGAAAAGCATCTCTTCTTAAAGGATTAACCTTTATTGCATAATGTAGATCAAGCTTTACTTGATCATATTCTTTTAATTCTAAATGACAAAGAGATTTATGTAATAAAACTTGATATTTTTCACTATTATCATCTTTTCTATATTTTAAATATTTTTCAAAACATTTTATAGCATTATTCCATTCTTTAGCTTCCATGTATGTATTACCAAGATAAAACAAAGCTCTAGTATCTTTAGGATTTTTCTTTAAATCATTTTTTAAATTTATTTTATTAATTTTTATTCTTTGTATTTTTCTTTCTTTTCTATTGTCTTCTGGAGCATCATGTATAAGTATAACTTCAGAAAAATGTATTTGTTTCTCTAAATCTGTATTAGTTATTGTATTATGTGCTGCACGATTAAATCTTATTTTATTTTTACCATCTTTACCTATCCCATTTCTATATATACGTGGTTGCAAAAAATAATTATTTGGATTTTCTCCTATAAATGGCTGTTGATACAAATGGAAAAAAGCTTCATCTGGTTTTTCTTTAAATATTATTTCTTTAACTTTCTTTAATATTTCTCTAACTTTTACACGTCTATTTTCTGTTATATTAAACCATTCTTCTGGAAAATATTCATGGCCATCCATTATTAATATATAATCCCCAGTAGCTTTATCCATTCCTTCGTTTCTAGCTTTAGAAAAATCATCTTGCCATTTAAATTCATATATATTAACTAGTTTTTCTGCATGATCTTTAAAAAATCTTTCAACTTCTTTTTTTGTATTATCTTTTGTGTCTTTATCTATTCCAATTATCCATTCATCTACAAATCCAAGCATTGACTCAAGGCATCTATAAATAGTAGAACCTTCATTCTTTAAGATCATACAAACTGATAATTTCATAAATTCTCCTTAATAAAAACAAGGGGGAGATAATCCCCCTTTATTTGGCACCTTTCAAATTATAATGTATCATTTGAAGTTTCTATGATCCGGACTGCTTCCCTTCTAATTACTTTATATCCTACTAATGCAGTCCAAAACATATTAAGCAAGTTATTAAATTTACCCCATAATTTATCATCTGTACCGACTTGAATATCTTTTCCTATACCTTTACCAACACCATCTTTACCTATAATATAACAAGATACTGTATTAGTCCCAGCACCTGCTACTTGATCATTCACAATCCATCTTACTCCTTCAAATGCACCTATCTCCCCAGTCCAAATTTCATCCGGCTGTGCATATACATGTGGTAATCTCCAAGCTGCATTTCCAGTTTCTGCTCTTAATTGTGTTGCTACATTTGGATGTAATATTCCAAGATAAAATCCACCATCAAACGGTTCTACATTAGCACCTTTTAAATCAGCTACTATTTTCCTTACATTTTTTGCTTTCAACGGACCAGCTGTATTTGAATATGATCCATAGTAATGATAAGTACTAGACAAAGTACCAGATGATTCATTTGAATATTTATTTTTATCTATTGCAGCTCTTGCTAATTTATTCAATGAATTCATTCCTTGATCAGCTAAATTAAAAGCTAAATCATCTACTATATCAATAAAAGTTTCCGGTTCATATTCATATAGATCAATTATAGAATTTCTTCCATAAGCTTCAAGTGTAACAACCCTTCTAGCATAAGAAGTTTTCTCATCACTTGTTGGTACTACAGTTGTAGGATCCATTGCAGCAGTATTTGCATCAAAAGCACTTAAAACAGGAAAAACTAAAGTAGATCCTTTTGTAGGTGGAGTAGTCAAAGCCCATTGTCTCTCTTTACAAAGAGCATCAAAAATATATTTTGGGCGTAAAGGTCTAACAGTAAGACCAGAAAATATTGTACCTATAACATTTGCTTGTGTAAGTACATCTATAAAATTATTTGCCATTTATTCCTCCTTTTAAATTTCTTTTTTTAATCCTCTATTCATTAATTTTTGTTTAATCATTTCAGCCATATTTTTAGGCCCATCATTATTGTTTGCATTTTGTTTTAATAATGGGCTTCCAAAGCTCTCACGTTTTTTACCAAAATCTTTTTCATATTCTTTTAAAGCTTCTTCTGCACTTTCTTTTATTTCTTCAAGATTATCAGATATTTTAACAAGATTTTTATAAGCCTTTGGTAAAACGGAAAACTTCGGATCACTTAATATTTCATTTCTTAAATTTTTCTTTTTTTCTGTAAGATATTCTGTTTCTATTTTAGTTAATTTTTGTGTAAGTTCTTGAATTTGAATATCTCTTTTTTCAACTTCACTTTTTTTAGCTAATTCTCTTTCTTTCTTTTCTTTCATTAATTCTTCTAATTGAGTTTTTAATGTATCATAATCTTTATATTTCTCCTCAATCTTTTTTCTTTCTCTTGCAATATGTTGATCAAATTCACTTTGAGTAAACATCTTTGTCGAATGTTTTTGATCTCCATCATTGTTATCATTATTATTAGAATTAACATGTTCTTCTGCCATATTAATCCTCCTTTATTATATATTTTAAAACCAATTAACACCCACCATATTAATCGGTTTTAATTAACTCTTTTATTCTTTCTTTAACTTTAGTTGCTTTAGTCTCTACATATTTTTTAGTTTTACTAAAATATTGTCCTTTTTCATCTTCCCATTCTTCTCGTAAAATAATTATATATCCATTTTCTACTATTTCAAAATCTGCACTTTTACGCACATTTTTTTTAATAGCCATATTTACTCCTTATAACCTATTTTTTATATTCCAAGCAGTTTGTATTTTTATAACTTTCTTATCGCTTCTTGATAAACTTTTATTAAAATTTTTTATCTGTTTATCTAATCGTTTATTCTTTGATATCATTGATCTATTAAATCTTTTTTCTGGTATAAGATAATGTAAACAATTCGGATGAAAAGGTGGTTTAATTTTTAATAAAGGAATATTTCTTGTCTCACCTGTTAAACTAAAATATTTCCCTTCAAATTGTTTACATATAGGAGTTTTAGTATTATGATCACTTACTCTTACTATATCCATTCCTAAATTTAACATTTCTTCTCTTAATAATTCATCTTGCATTTCACTTGATCTAGTACGGCTATACATTTCTATATAACTTTCAGGTCTCCACTTTTTGCCAGCAGAATCTATTAAACTAACATTATCATTAAAAATATCTGTTGCAATAAATCCATCAATTATTTCTTTTGTTGTTAATCCTAATGCTTCTCCTTCTTTTAAAGCTACATCAAAACTATTATAAAATTGTTCCCAATTATCTTTCCATCTTAATGCTAATCCATTTCTTAATACTCTTGCTTCTGTTAGATCTTTATTAATTAATCTTTCAATATCTATTTTATAACTTTCTAAAAATAAATCTTTATTATTTGATAATCGATCTGGTAATCTAGCCATAGCCCATCCACCATATCCAGCTAAAATATTTATATTTACTATTCCTGTTCTAAACATATTTTCAAAATCATCTAACCATTTATTTATATTTTCTATTGTTTGTTGATCTGTTTCTCCTTTTAATTCTAATGATTTTAAACTCCATTTTCTAGTTAAAAATATTAATCTTGCAATTTCAGTCCCAACAGGATTTTTTTTAATTTCTTTATGGAATAATTGATTAATAATATTTAATACTACTTGTCTACTCATAATGTAATCGGCAATGCCCTCTGTTGTAATTCTGCCTCATCTCCTTTTTCTTTTTTTATTTGTTCTAATTCATCATTTGCTTCTTTTTTATCTACTTCATTAATTTTTTGTATTGCTGTTAATTTACTTAATATACCTGCTTGAACTTGTCTTATTATATTGTCAGTTATTTCTCTACTATCTAAAGGTAATCCATCTTGCCATTCTATTATTAATTTATCAATATCTATATTTTTATATTCACTATCTAATTTACTTATAATTTCAAACATTTTATAAAAAACTTTATTAAAATATTTTCTTTTTTTATTTATATTACTAAAAGTATTTATTGATCTCCATTTTAATGCTCTTCCACTTTCTACTTGCCCACCTTTCTCTAATCCTGCAATAGGACTTGAGATTCTACAAGTAAAAAATACAAGTTCTATCATTTTTTCTATTTGCCTAAACGCTGCATCTAAAGATGCATCCCATGTAACTATATCAACAGTATTGTCTCCTCCCGGTGCTTTTTCAACCATTTTCCCATCCCTTTTATTAAATCTTCCATGTGGATCTAATATCCCCGGTGGTAAAAACTTCCACGGATCAGCATTTTCTTGTAATACATAATTAATTTGATCTACTCTATTATCTATCTCTGCAAATAATTGCTCTTTACCTTGATAATCACTTTTCCCAATTTTAGAATTCATTTGTCCTATGTTTATTACTTTTATAATAGGCATAAAATCTAATCCAGTAACTTCTCTTTCTATATCTTCAATTTTTACTATCTCATTTGTAGTATTCTTAACTTTAATCTTATATCTTAATATAAAATATTGATCATCTTCATAAATATGTTCTTCTATTATATACCATGTAAATTTATTATATTTATCAGTTTCTAATTCTTCAAAAAATTTAATATTAGTTATTCCTTTTAACCCTTCTTCCCATTCTGCTACCTTATTGCCTTGTATAAACTCATAATTAATTTCATTATCTATCATAAAGAATTTCCAAAATACTGTACCTACCGCAGAAACATAAGTAGCTAATTCTAACATATCACTTTCTAATTTATTACGTATCATTTTATTTATTAACTTATTTATTGTCTCATCTTGAAAATTAAACTTTGGAAATTCACCAAATAATAGATCTGCGTTAATTTCTGAAATAATAGCAGGTATTGGAACTAATGGATCAATAGGAACTTGTTTCCCTCTATAATCAATTATTTTATTATAAATATATTCAGAATGATACATTTTTTCCCAACTTGATTGAACTTTAATCCTTTGTTCTTCAATCTCATTAGGAAATCTTTGATTTAATTCTAACAATAATTTCCCCCATATGTATATTTTTTTATTACAGTATATTATAATTATACATTTTAATTATACTAAACCTTAATATATTTGTCAACTATATTTAATAAAAATTATTTTTATTTATAAATTTTGCACGTGTTCTTTCTCTAGTATAAATAACATATCTTAAAGCATCTAATAAATGATCATTCTCTTTAACAGGCTCATCCTTACCTTCTCCTTTTTTATCTGTTTTCCATTTATAACTTTCAAACTCCTTTATAATATTTTTACAATTTTTTAATATATAGATCCCATATTGATTTTTTTCTTTTTCTACAAATTTTCTTTGAACTGCTTGAATTCCTTCATTTACATCATTTATAGCTGGAATTGTAGATATTTTAGATAATTGATAAAATTGATAAATATAATCTGGCCTTGCTGGATCTCCATATGCATAACTAGGTAATATTATAGTACAATTCTTCTTTAAATTAAACCATCCTTTTTGTTTCATGATTTGAATTAAAGTATTATCTATTAATTGATGTTTTCTATATATTTCATCTATTATATAATAAACATTATCATAAGTGATCCCAATAAGTAATATCCCTAATGGATTTTCATAGCCCCAATCGATCCCAAGTACATATTCTTGAATTTGATTTTCCGGATAATTATCTACTAAATGTTTAGCTCTATTAAATAAATCATATACAACACCTTCCGCTAATACCCATTTTCCTTCTATAAATCTTTCATAAAATATTCCAACATATAACTTTTTTATTTGTGCTATATATTCTTTAGATAAAGCAGGATTATCAAGTAAAGTAAAATACCAAACTTTACCATCTAATTCTTTATTTTGTATTTTTTCTATAATATCTGTCATTATATAATGAGTTGGACTATCTGGATTACACGTTAAAAATTTATATCTTTTCCCAGCTGAACATCTACCAAGTGCTTGCATTACAAAAGATTTTGGATATAATGTTACTTCATCTCCTAACCATGCTTGAATTGTCATCCCTCTTATATTTGGTTCTGCTCCTTCATCATTTGCTCCTTCAATATGATGTATTATATTTTTAGGAAGATAAATTATTTTTTTTGGAGATTTTGTATATATAAACCTTTTCTCTAATCCTTCCTCTTCTATTATTTTTAACATAGGAATTATTATATTTCTTTCGACTGCATCTGATTTTTTACCTGTAATCAAACAATCTATATTTTTTTCTGCTTCACATTCTAAAAAATACAACCATCTATATAATTGTATAAAAGTTTTTCCAGATCTTATACTTCCAGATAAAAGATTAATATCATGATTAGAAGTAGTTAGAAAATCAATCTGTTTTTTGCTTATTTTCATTGATTAAATTTTGAATAGCTTCTGCCATTGGTGATTTAGTTGATATCTCTGTTTTTTGATCTATTTTTTGTACAGGCAACCCATCTATATAATTCCAAATTAATTTTATTGCTGACAATTCACCTTTAAATGCTAATTCTATAACTTTTTGCACAAATATTTCTTTATATTTTTTCTTTCCTTGTTTTGTATCTACTTTTTTATTAAGATATTTTTCCATTAGATCTGTAAGAGTTTGTCCTTTTCTAGGACGTCCATTTGGATTATTTGTTTGTCCTTTCCGTAATCCCATTTGTTACCTTTTGTTTTACAAATTATTTTTTCTTTGTTTCTTATTTTTCTTTTTTGGTTTATTATCTTTAATAATATTAGTTATAGCTTTATTTATTAAACTTTTCCCACATTGTAAACATATATATTTACCATTGTGTTTATAACCATCTTCCCCTGTATAAAATTCTTTTCCACATATTTGACAACCATGATAATATGCTATTATATTTATTATTTTTTCCATTATTTTACCCTCATTGGTAATCTTTTTATTTTTAATCCTTTCAATTTTCTTTTTGCTTCAGTTGGACTAACTTTAATATTCGTTCTTGGTTTACCACCACCTGCAATTATCCCAAATAATCTTGCTTGTTTTTTTGATTTTATTACTAAATGTCTTTTAACCATTATTTTCTCCTTTTAAAATATTGAATTTGTTTTTCTCTTTTTAATGCTGCTTTTTTAGTTTTAAATTTTCCTAATATTTTAGTGCCATTTTTATTATAGAGAATATATTGATTTCCTCTTTTTCTAATCATTTATTATATTATAACATATTTCTAACTTTTTTTCAAGTTATTTTACTATGCCATATACTTTTTCATTATCTTTTATATCTCTTAAAATTATACTACCAGCACCAATCATTACATTTTTCCCAATTTTACAAGGTGCAATAATAGTTACATTTGCACCAATTGTAGTTTTATCTCCAATTTCTACTTTATCCGGTATAAATGCATTCCTATTTAATCTTTCTTCCGGATGTTTACAATTAGTTATTACTACATGAGGAGCTATAAAAACATCATTCCCAAGTTTACATCCTCTATAAATATTATTATGATTTTGAATCCTACATCTTTCTCCGATTTCTCCTTCTATATAACAAAAATCTCCTATCATACAATCTTTTTTTATAATTGCATTTTTAGTAATATGTGAAAACCTATTTATTATAGTATTATTACCTAATTTAACAGGATCCTCTTTAATTATAAAATCTTTTTTAAATTTAATACTATTAATCATAATAACTCCTCAAATAATAAATATAATATACTTATTACACAAATAATTAAAATTATTAAATATATTCTTAAAATCATTCATAATCCTTTTTATAATTAAAAATTATCAACAAGTTATGAACATTGTATTTAATTATTATAAATCCGCCTTTTCATATCCAAATATCTTAACCCATCTATTATATAAATTATCAATTGTTTCTCTATCAAATATTTTTTTAAATTCATTAATCGTTGTTTTAGAAGTTATTTTTTCACTATTTACAAATTTATTACCACCAAATTTTAAAAACTTAAAATATGATAATATAGTTCCATATTTATTTCTTTCAACTTCTTTCCATTTCTTGTTTTTACCTTTATTACCTGTAAATCGTTTCATATTCTACTCCTTTAGTATAATAAAATTTTTATTAAAAATCAAGTATAGGATAACGACATAATTTAATATTATTACTTAACCAATAAGGTGATTTATAACCACACATTTTTAATTCTCCATCCAAATCTGTTTCTTTAAATGGAATCGGTCTTAATAATTTATCTTTAAACGATATTTCTTTAGTTTCAATTATCTCATAATCTTTAAACCATCCAAATCCATACGTTACTTTTTTACCTATACCAATTAAATAATTATCTATTAATTTTTTTATTCTTTTTATATCTTCACTTTCAAAATAAAACCATACCTTATTAGTATAAACATAAGATAATGGCATTTTATAATTTTTATATATTCCACTATTTATTTTTATTTTCTTTTTTTTACCTTCAAAATCTACAAAATAATCATTTTTATTATCCCATGCTTTTCTCCAAAATGTGATACCTTCTATATATTTCTTGTCAAAAAACATTATTGAAGTTAAACAATAATCTTTTTCTTTTTTAAAAGGAAAATCAAAATCAATTAATTTTTCAATATTTAAACTTTGTTTTTTTGATAAATTATTTTTTTCACAATATTCTTTGTAAAGACAACTAGCAATTATACCATCAAAAATAGGCAAATCTAAATAACATATAGGGCTTATCATATTAAATATTATTTTATACATAATTTCTCACCTTTGGATTTATTTTATATAATTTATAAAATATTTCAGGATAATAATATTTAAGCCATAAACAATAACCTTCTGAAGATTGAGCAGATGGCAATATCCAACTTTTACGTATTTTACCCGGATCTTCTAAAAATTTATTTTTAAAATAAATTTCAAATATAGGAATATTATTTTTAAATAAATATGCAAATATATCATTTGAAGTCCAATTCACAATAGGCTGACATACCCATTCATTCCAAGTTTTATTAAAATATATATACCCATTTCTTTTTTTATTCCATAATCTACTTTTACTTTCTTCAGCACGTAATCCTAAAAAAGTACCTTTTATTTTATTTTTTAATTTATATTCTTTAAGAAGATTATAAAAAAAATCTTTACTAAATTCTTTATCTTTTGAATGTATATCTTCTAAAAAATCATAATTCTTTATTACACTCCATAAATTATTTTTTGGTTTTATTATATCAATTTTCATATTAACTAATTTACTTAAATAATTTATATATTCAATTTCTCCAGGAAAATCCATATCATCTTTTTCAGTTACTACCTTTATGTTTTTTTCAATAGTACTTATTAAATGTAACATTACCGTAGAATCTTTTCCACCACTTATTGAAATACTTTTATTACCATCTACTCTATTTAAAAATTCTCTTATTATTTGCTTAGAATATTGTATTCGTTGTTTAAATATATCTAATTTAGAATATTCTAAATATATTTTCTTCCATTTTTTAATATTATCTATATCTATTTTTGTAAAATGAAATATATTTTCATCAATCATAAACTTCCTCTATTTTCTTTTTAATCTCATCTTTATTTTTATCAATATAATCTAAATATACTTTATCT